AAAAGAAAGGCACAAAAAAGATGTTTGGTAAAACAGTTCCTAATTGTGTAAAGAACGAAGATGTTGTAGGATTGAATACACAATCAGTGAAGCCTTTGTTCTCGCCACAGAGAAGTCAAAAAGCATATGAAGAATGGTTAAACGGTGCCGCTGTAGATACAGATATTGAGATAATAGGTAACGACAATCAACTGTACTACATACGTCAAAACACTGATGGTGACAGCCAACACTTTAAGGAAGACTATTGGTACCTCACTGATGCTGAATATAATCCTGTAGATTTTGAAGGGTATGAAGACCCAGAAGATCTATTATTCAGACATAGTGCTACAGGATACGAGCCTATAGACCCAGATCAAATGGACGAAAACTTTGCTGACGGCAAAAAGAAAGGCAAAAGTCGTCCAGGCAGAGTAAAACGTGCAGGTGCTAGTTGCAAAGGTTCAGTAACCAGTCTACGCAAAAAAGCAAAAAACAGTAGTGGCGAGAAAGCAAAAATGTACCACTGGTGTGCTAATATGAAAGGTGGCAAGAAGAAAGCAAACGAAGATTTAGAACACAAATTAAAATTAACACTCAAAGCAAATGCAATCAGTGAATCATTAATGATGACTGAAGTAGACAGAGTCAAAGATATAAATGATATACTGTCTGCAGAATTCCCAGTAAACAATTATAAACTACAAATGAAAGCCTTTGTGGCATTACCCGTACCTGAAATGCTAGATGCATTTAAAGACTTATATGCCAAGTACGGAGCAAAGAGTGACGCCAGAGAAATTGTGAGACATTTTGCAAAAAGCAGAATGCCAAAAGAACAAGTAACAAAAATTAACCTAGGAGTATAAGTTGAGACTTAAAAGCATAGTAGTCGATAAATGTCCTAGGACAAAAGAGTCGAAGTGCCAATGCAACAAAGTAAATGCTGTCACAGAAGCACAAAAAACTGTTAAAGCAGTATGCGAATTTGAACATAAGTCAATAGATGGCTTCGTAGGTTATGCTACAATAACACAAAAACCTGATGAAGAAACAGTTATAAAGGGAATATTCAAAGGACTAACTCCAGGCAAACACGGATTTCATATACACGAATTTGGTGACCTCAGCAAGGGGTGTGAAAGTGCAGGCGGACATTACAACCCTCACGGTGTTGACCACGGAGATATCAAATCAGGACACATAGGAGATTTAGGCAATGTGGTTGCAGACCAAAATGGTGTTGCAAAATTTAAGATAGTTGCTCCTAGAATAGACCTAGTAGGAGAATATAGTGTAGTTGGTAGAGCATTTGTTTTACATCAAGATGAAGATGACTTAGGCAAAGGCGGAGATGACGAAAGTTTAAAAACAGGTAATGCAGGCGATAGAGTTGCTTGTGGTGTTATAAGATTAGCAGAATCGTTGGAGGAAGATATTGTAAATGAAATTTCAGTTGCCAACCCAGCACACCCTATAGCAAGAAAGGATATGGTACAAGTCAAAGAACCAGACTTAATTAAAAACAAAATAAAATATACAAGAATAAACGATTTTAGTACAGATTCAATAGTAACTTCCCAAGACCCTAGGGATCTTAAACCTAGTTTAGTTAGAAAAGTAATGAATGATTTTTACGGAAATATAGATCCACAATACAAAGACAAGCCTATAATAATAGATAAACACAACAGAATTATTAATGGACATCATAGATTAGAAGCCGCAAAAAGATTAGGAGTAAATGCAGTTACAGTTTTAAAAGTATCTGACCTTTCAGTAGAACAGTTAAATGCAATGCCTAAATTTCAAAGCAGTAAGCAGATAGAAAGCATAGAGCAACGGTGGAAAAACAAACTTAATAGTTTATTAGAAGCACCATACAAAAGAGATGCAGAAACTTTTAAAGGAGATCCTACACACGCATATACTACGGCTACAACTAACACAACACCTAAGTATGATTTTGATCCAGAAAGAGATTATAGTGCAGGCAAAAGTTTAGGACCCATACCCACAATACAAAGTCCTACAGAGGTTTGGTATAAAGATGGAACATTATATATATTTTACATAAAAAATGTAAATTATGAGGATACACCAAAAGCAACATTCTTACAGAAAGTTAAAGATTTTTTAATAGGAAGAAAGCACATAGATAATCCAGCAAGTCCTCAGTATAAAAAAGAAATTTTAGGATATCTAAGATTAGAAAGTTATGAGGATGGATACAAAGTTAAAACAACAGCCTTAGATCCTAGTATACAAGGACAAGGCAGAGCAATTAAACTATACATAGCCTTTAGTGCCTGGAAAAATGTACCATTATATTCTGACTATACTCAAACACCATCTGCACAAAGATTGTGGCAGAGTTTAATGAGACGGTATCCTAATAGGATTGTTGCTTATGACCAAAAGACAAAGAAAAATGTCTTGCTCAGTAGATTAGCGAAAGACGAATTATATCCAGACTTTCCACCGCAAGATGTGTTAGATAAAATGTCACACAACGATTTAGTTAGACTGTTAGGTAGTACTTACTTGTTAAAACTATTACCTGATAAACCATATGAGTCTTTATCAATTAGTGAAAGTATAGATGTTATGAAAACATTTGTTGCAGTATTTAAATCCTATGCAGAAAAACTTCCTATAAGAGTAGAAACTACTAATGAGTTTTTTAGAAAGTTACAAGAGACTAAAGACCCTAAAGATGCAAAATCACTTTTTGAATCGTATAAACATTCCAAAGACTTACTTGATGCAGTGAATGAATCTGTAAAACAGTTAAACAAAATGCCAGTGGGAGACTTAATTAATAAGCAAATAGACGTACTCACTGGAAAAGCATTAGAAACAAAGTTTATTTTTGCTCCACAAGATTTATTTAGATACTTATATTTTTTACTTCCAGACGATACAATGCTACATAAGGATGCTCAAGATATTGCAAAAGAAGTTGATATACTACATTAAATAGAATAAATAGTATTATGAAGGCAAAAGACATTGACAAAGTATTTGAAATGTACTATACTATAGAAGAAAGTGCTAGTGCAGGAGCCACTAGTGCAGGTGCAGTAGCCAGTGTGGCGCACAATATGAACAGCGGAAACATAATTAAGAGAAAGCCTTCAAAGAAGAAAAGTAAGCATACATCTTTAAAGGGTGCAATAGGAAAAGGCATCTACGACAAATGAGAAGTATAAAAAACAGTAAAGGTTATACAACATTTTTAAACAGTCAAGAATCTCAATTATTTGAGAGGTTAGTAGAATTCGGCCCAATCGCAAAGAATGGATTGGCAGAAAGAGAAGGATATTTGTTAGACCAAATGCGTCAAAGAGATATCGTAAAATTAGTAAAATTAAAGGATGGTACAAATGCTTACAAACACGTCAGACAAAAAAACTATATCTAGTTTATTAGAAAATCTAATAGAAGACTATGTAAATTCTAATGAAATGTACGATTGGTGCATAGAAGACGACGAATCGTATACTGTTTATAATATTAAACAAGACGATGATGTACACTCTGGTATTTTATTAGTTGGTGTTGCTAGATTTATTGCCGCAGGTTTAAATGCACAAATATTTACAGAAGACGATGCTACCATCTCAAGACTTCTAAATTTAGAAAAACGGTATGTAAGTGCCTTGGCAGAAGTTACTCTGTACGAGCATTTAATGGAAAATGCTGATCCATATACCGATGACAAGTACGATATCTACGTTGCAAAGCACTCTGTAAGCACAGAAAAACTAGATATTGCTATTATGAGCATAGAGAGTTTATCTGAAAACATCTTTTAAACTTGCATAATAGATAAATACTTACAATATATTAAGGAATCTATTATGTTAGTTAAAGAATTTAAAAATAGTAATCTAGAGAATTTAGATAAAATTTCTTCTAACCTTAAAGAGCAATTCGGTTATAAAGTTGAAGTAACTTCTTTAAAAAAACTTCAAGAAAATTTAAAATCGATTGAAGAAAATATTGTAAATATCAAAGCAAATTCTACATATTTTCAACGTGACCCAATGTATGCTAAAAATATTATGCTGAAATCAGCATATACAAATATGTTAGCAGAAGGTATGTACTTTGAAGGAGAAGTTTATGAGAAATGTCTCGAAGAACTAAAAGACCACGCATTAGGTTGTATGGCAACCGGTGATGATTATGATCAAGCAATGGATAGTGCTAGAAAATCTTATGAGATTATGCCAGTAAGATATCCAGCAGATATGATTATGTTTAAACTAGGTGAGATGGTGCAAGAGCACATTCGCAATTTACAAGAAGGTGGAGCCGAAGAAGAAGTTGTAAGCAGTGAATATACTGATGCAGTCGGCGGCAAGTTACCTAAGTACAAACACGCCTATAGAAAATTAGGTTCAAGTGCTTCAGGAGATGACAGGTCTCAGGCTAAAGCAATGGTTAGCATTTTAAAAAGCAAAGGCATTGATGCATCTGTTCCAGATGCTATGAAGTTCCTGAAAAGTTTAGACGAGCAAAAATTAGCAGAAACTCTTAAATTAATTAGCGAATACATAGAAAATAATCCAGAAGAATTTATTACTGAAGATGTTGAAGTAGAAGAAGCAGAAGTAATAATAGCCGCAAGAGCATTAAGTGACCAAATACAAGATGCAGTAGAAGATATAGGTAGAGCATTCAACGAAGATTTACCTGCTATTGTTGACCAAATGAGAGGTCAGTTAGGTATTGAGAAAGCACAACCATTTGGTGAAAACGTTGGATCAGCATTAGAAGGATTATTAAATCAATTAAAAGATGCCAAAGAACAAGTCGATAGTGCTATTGGTGGTGTTACTGGAGCAGAACCTTTGATATCAACAGATATGGAAGATCCAGACGCTCAAATAGATCCAATAGGCGATATGGACGATATGGGCGGAGATGAGTTAGACGACTTTGCAGGTGCAGATGCTAATGCAGGTCCTGTAGATGACCCTTTAGGTAGAGAACTCAAGTAATGAGACTCTTTCATATCATTAATGAGTTAGATTCTGACTCCGCTTTGAAGTCAGATATACGTGATATGATATTTGTGGCTAAAGGAAGAAATCTTCTTAGCCTAGACTTTAACAAACTAATAAAAAACCTCACAGATATGAATCACAGCATAGATGATGAGTACCTTAGAACAATATTAAAAGAAATACCTGCAGTAAAAGATGTACAAGGTAACGAAATTGTTCTTGATACTGAAGCAGATGTAATAGATATGTCTGCTGAAAGACAAGACGAATTAGGTGACAGAGTACAAGATATAGCAAATAATAATGCTATGGCAGGTGTTAAGGACGACCTAGTATGAGTACAGTTTTTATTAACGCCACAGAAGCAAGAAAGAAAACAAGAGATAGTAGTCTCATATTAAATGAAATACGAGCATTAGAAGCCAACGTATTAACCCAAGTAGATGCCGGTAACCTAACAGTTAGTGTTAGCACAGGCACAACCATTACAACAGGAGTATCATACTACCAAGCATATAATGGTGTTACAACAGACGCAAACAAGAGTGACCAAATCAACATAGTCAAAAAACACTTCACTGATTTAGGATATACGGTAAGTATAAGTAATAACTCAATAACAGGTAACACACTTATATGGACAATAACTTGGTAAGTCTTCTCAAAGAAAAATATGAATACCCTACTCTAAAAAGAGTAACAGCAAAATCCGGACAACGACAATATACAGGAGACGACAATAATCCTGTGCCTAGTGTCACAACTATTCTATCTGCAACAGGAGATAAATCAGGATTAATTGCTTGGCGTAAACGTGTGGGAGAACAAGAAGCAACTCGTATCAGCACTGAAGCCGCAGGCTTAGGTACCAAAGTACACAATGCTATAGAAAAATATATACTAGGCGAAGATTATGAGATTAAAGGCAACAATGTTATCTCAGAAATGGCTAAACCTATGGTAAACAATATGATTACTGAAGGTGTTAGTAAAGTAGATGAGATATGGGGTGTTGAGGTAGGGTTAATTGCAAAGGGTTTATTTGCTGGAACTAGTGACTGCATAGGAGTTTACGAAGGCAAGCCTACTATCATAGACTTTAAAACTGCAAGAAAAATTAAAAAAAGAGAATGGATTGAAGATTATTTTATGCAGGGGTGTGCGTATGCTATTGCACACAATGAAATGTTTGATACAGACATAAGCAGAGTAACTATTTTTATGATAGACAGAGAAGGAGATTTCAAAGAGTTTACAATAGAAGGTGACGAGTTCGAAGAGTATACAAAGAAATGGTTACAGAGATTAGAAGATTATTACAAACTCCAGAAATGATAAATACTTACACTAACGGAGTTTTAATAAGTGGCAAAAATAGTAATATCGAGGATTCAAAATAGAAGAGGTTTAAAAGCAGACCTACCTTCTCCATTACGTCCAGGTGAAATTGGATTAGCAACAGACAGTAATGAAGTATATATTGGATTAGATCCAGACTACGATACAACTGGACTCAAACATAATGTTGCAACAGTCAACAATGTATTAAGTGGTGTTACCTATGCTAACAACTTCATAAACAATAATTTTATAAGATTCACATTACCAAGTAAAAAGTTAGGCTCATCAGAGTTTGACGGCGTAACAGATTCGTTTACATTTGATTGTAACGATAGTGCAGGTCATCTATACGCAGGACCTGTATTTAGAACAGCAATAACCAACAGCAGTAATACTGCTATTATTCAAAACCAAACAACCAATGCAGGATTTACTGCAAGTGATGTTGTTGTTATGAAAAATGGAGAATTACTTGAGGCCAGTTCTGTTACGAACAAAGCAAGTTTAAGCAGTAATCAATATAGAATTGAAAGCAGTACAAATCAAACTGGAGTACAAAAAATTGAGTTTGGGCAAACACCTGCATCAAGTGATACTATTACTCTAAACTTCTACGGAAACGTCGCTGTGCGACATCTGTTAGAGTCTACGAGCAACATAGGAGCAAGTGGATCGAAAGGGTTTTATGAAGAATACAATATTCCAACCCACAGACAGATATCAAGTGATCAAGTAGTGTACGATAGTGTAAACTCCACAGGTTGGATTGCGTTGAATTCTAATATACATTTATCGCCATTTGTTGAATCATCAGGAAATATTAGTATAACTACTCCTTTAGGCGTTTCGGACACAATTGATGTACGTGAAACAGCAAATGCAAACAACAATGCAAATATTAGTTTAAATGGTTTAAGTAATGTTACTGCTATTATTAATGCAGTTAATAGTTCTAACACATTTATTAAGGCATATGAAGTCCCTACAAACAGCAATAGAATATATTTGTCAAGTGACACAGGGTTAGATGTAACTTTTGATAACATACCTGCAAATTTACAAATGTCAGGCGGTTCTGTTACTAAAGCAGATAATTCTATCAAAGGGCAACTTGAAAAGTATTTAGATGACTTAATTGGATCTAACACAGTAAATATTGTGAATGATATTCAGTATGCAAGTCATTATGCAAGAGACCCTGCCACTGCAAATACAAGTGTTTATTCTCCATCTATTAACACAGACACAAAAGAGATTACGTTTTTAGGAAAACGTGAAGCACAAAATTTTGTAGACCTAGCAAACAAATTGTATTATGAAACCACAAGTTCTGAGATACAAGGTTTAATGGATCTTAATACCAACTTGAAGTTGCTTACTGGATTGTCTTCTACATCATCCGCAACATTGTTTAGTCAACCATTACAAACAAGTGTTCCAAATGGTGGCCCAACTACAAATGCAGACTTAACTTTTGACAGCACAATCAATGACGTAGTTGTAGTAGAGTACAGTTTAAAGTATGTAAGTGGAGCAACTTATTATAGGAAAACAGGACAGTTATTCATCACAGCAGACAGCACAAATTCAGTAGCATCAATAGATGACCAAGGGGTAGAAATATCTAATGGTATATCAGGAGGAGTGACATTCACGGTTGCGTTCTCCGGTTCAAGCATTGTAACTAGTACAACCAATGCCACAGGACAAACTGTCAATATGAAGTTTATTGTCCGCAAATGGCTTGGATGATATTAGATAGACATACCACACCTCAAAAACGATTAGACGCCTGGAGAGACTTCAGAAAAATTCACGCCTCTAGTTCCCCTGAAACCATAGTTGAATGTTTCAATTTGGTTAAATATGATAGTAACAATTTTGATTATTACACTCACAAGTCTTGGCCTGATTGCTGGGATATCTTAACAAACAAAATGTTTTGTTACAGCGGTGTTAATCTTTTATTATTTGATACGTTGACAGCACTAGACAAAGTGTGCTATAATAATGCAACTTGGCATATAGTAGATAATCATATCACTGGTCAAGCAGGATTAGTTTTTATGATAGACAATCAATGTTTTAATATAACACCTGGCAAGATAGATAATTATAATAACATAAAGGAAGATTTTCTAATCTTTAACACGATAGGAAATAATTCAGACATACAAAGGAAAGTAAACTAATGATAGTAGAAATATACAGCAAACAACAATGTCCCTACTGCATTCAGGCAAAAGCACTAGCAGAATCAAAAGGATATGACCTAACATACAAAATGTTAGATGAAGACTTTAGCAGAGAAGAGTTATTTGAAACTTTTCCAGGTGCTAGAACATTCCCACAAATTATAGTCGATGGTGAAAAAATAGGCGGATTCACAGAATTCAAAGCATTAGTCGATAGTCAATAAGGTCTCATAATGCAGGTAAGAAAACGAGACGGTACTCTTGAAGATTTAAATATCGATAAATTACATAAGGTGGTACAATATGCTTGTGAAGGCATCACAGGTGTTAGTGCCAGCCAAGTTGAAATAAGTAGTAATATACAATTCTATGATGGCATTGTGACTGAAGATGTACAAGAGACACTTATTAAAAGTGCCGCAGATCTTATCTCAGAAGATACTCCTAACTATCAATATGTAGCAGGTAGGCTAATCAACTATCATTTGCGAAAACAAGTGTATGGTATGTTCGAGCCACCTTGCTTATGTGATATTATAGATAAAAACATTGATGCAGGATTCTATGATTCAGAATTTACAAAACTATACACCAAAGATGAAATCAATATTCTGCAAACATTCATCAAGCACGACAGAGATGAGGTATTAACATATGCGGCTATGGAACAGTTCCGTGGTAAGTACCTAGTACAGAATAGAGCAACAGGTCAAATTTACGAAACACCACAAGTAGCATATATGATGATTGCGGCTACTTTGTTTAGCAAGTATCCAGCAAAAACAAGACTACAGTATGTAAAAGCATACTATGATGCTATTAGTACATTCAAAATTAGTTTACCTACGCCAGTTATGGCAGGTGTTAGAACACCGCAAAGACAGTTTAGCAGTTGCGTATTGATTGAAACTGATGACAGTTTAGATAGCATTAACGCAACGTCTAGTGCTGTAGTTAAGTATGTAAGTCAGAAAGCAGGTATTGGCATTGGTGCTGGTAACATAAGAGCAATTGGCTCACCTATTAGGAGTGGAGACGCAACTCACACAGGCGTTATTCCCTTCTATAAATTATTTCAATCGGCGGTTAAGAGTTGCTCCCAAGGCGGAGTAAGGGGAGGAGCCGCCACCTTATATTACCCAATTTGGCACTTAGAAGTTGAAGACTTACTAGTGCTAAAGAACAACAAAGGTACTGAAGACAATCGTGTACGTCATATGGACTATGGTGTACAGTTTAATAAACTTATGTATGAAAGGCTTATCAGCGGTGGTAATATCACATTGTTCTCGCCTAAGGATGTACCCGGTTTATATGATGCCTTTTTTGCAGACCAAGACAAATTTAAAGAATTATATGAAGCGGCAGAACGTAAAACCAGTATTAGGAAAAAGACTGTTCCTGCTATTGAATTGTTTTCTGCATTTGTACAAGAACGCAAAGACACAGGCAGAATTTATTTGATGAATGTTGACCACGCAAATACACACGGATCATTTATTGAGGAAGTAGCACCCATCAGACAAAGTAACTTATGTTGTGAAATTAATTTACCCACAAAACCTTTGAACAACATTTCAGATGAAGAAGGCGAAATTAGTTTGTGTACGTTGAGTGCAATCAATTGGGGAGTAATAAAAGATTTCAGCGATATGGAGAAAGTATGTAATCTTGCTGTTAGAGGGTTAGACGAATTACTTGACTATCAAGAGTATCCAGTACTAGCGGCACAACTCAGCACAATGAAAAGACGTCCACTAGGTATTGGTATTATCAATTTTGCATATTGGTTAGCAAAGAATGATACAAATTATCAAGATCCTAACTTAGAATTAGTTGACGAATGGGCAGAAGTTTGGAGTTACAGTTTAATTAAAGCAAGTGCCGATCTCGCAGTAGAAAAAGGTGCTTGTCCTGGCACACCAGAAACAAAATATGGACAAGGCATAACACCTAACCAGACATACAAAAAAGATGTCGATGATTTAGTTAAACACAAAGAAAGATTGGACTGGAAAGGTTTGCGTAAGCAACTTAAAGAAACAGGTATTCGAAACTCTACATTGATGGCACTTATGCCTAGTGAAACGTCTGCACAAATTAGTAACAGTACAAACGGTATTGAGCCGCCAAGAAGTTTTGTAAGTATTAAACAAAGCAAACACGGTATTCTCAAACAGGTTGTACCAGGCTTCCCATATTATAAAAATAAATATGATCTACTGTGGGAACAAAAGTCCCCACAAGGTTATTTAAAAATAATGGCAGTACTTCAAAAGTACATTGACCAAGGAATTTCGGTAAATACTTCTTACAATCCCGAACACTATGAAGATGAAAAAGTACCAATGAGTGTACTAATTCAGGATCTTCTTATGTTTTATAAGTATGGTGGTAAGCAGTTATATTACAATAATACATATGACGGGCAAGGCGAGATTGATATTAACAAAGATGATAAACTAGAAAATTTGCCTATGGGCGAACTAGATGACGAAGATTGCGAGAGTTGTAAAATTTAATGAGTGTATTAGACATAAAAAATAAATCAGACCACACAAAGGCTAAGATGTTTTTAGACACCAACGGTGGACTTGGAATGCAAAGGTTTGATACATTAAAGTACAAACAGTTTGATAACTTAACAGATAAGCAGTTAGGTTTTTTTTGGCGTCCAGAAGAAGTAGATATTACCAAGGACAGTAAAGACTTCAAAGACCTAACAGACTTTGAGCAACATATTTTTACCAGTAACTTAAAAAGGCAAATACTATTAGATAGTGTACAAGGTCGTTCACCTAATCTTGCTTTTTTGCCTATTGTTAGTATTCCAGAATTAGAAACCTGGATTGAAACCTGGGCATTTAGTGAAACAATACATAGTAGAAGTTATACACATATTATTAGAAACGTATATCCTGACCCAAGCAAAGTTTTTGATGAGATGTTAGATATCAAAGAGATATGTGATTGTGCAGATAGTATTACAGAAAACTATGATAAACTGATAGAATACAATAGACTTAGAGAACAAGGTAGTAAAAAGTATGACGAGTATGAGCATAAAAGACGTATTTGGAAATGCTTAATGAGTGTAAACATATTAGAAGGTGTACGTTTTTATGTTTCATTTGCTTGTAGTTGGGCATTTGCTGAACTCAAAAGAATGGAAGGTAATGCAAAAATTATTAAATTTATTGCTAGAGATGAAAACGTTCACTTGGCTAGCACCCAACAAATGCTAAAACTTCTTCCACGTGAAGACAAAGACTTTGAAAAAATTGCCAAAGAATCTATAGAAGAATGCAGACAGATGTTCTTTGATGCTGTTGAACAAGAAAAGAAATGGGCAGACTATTTGTTCAAAGATGGAAGTATTATTGGACTTAATGCAGAACTGTTAAAGCAGTATGTAGAGTTTATTGCTGGTAAAAGAATGAGAGCAGTAGGCTTAGATACTCCATACAGCACAGGAACAAATCCTTTACCTTGGACTCAATCTTGGATAACCGGAGGTAGTGTACAAGTAGCACCTCAAGAAACAGAAATCAGTAGTTATGTAATTGGCGGCACTAAGCAAGACGTTGACGACACCACTTTCAAAGGCTTCAACTTATAATACAACATAAGTAGTTGTATGAAAGCAATACTAGACAAATTAAGAAAACACGATACCGTAACAATTAAATTAGCAAGTGGCGAAGAAGTCGTTGCTAGTTTTCAAGAGGCTGATGATACTTCTTTATCAATCGATAAACCATTAGCACTTAGTCCTACACCACAAGGCGGAGTTGGATTAGTTCCTTGGATCTTTAGTTGTAAGCCTGGTCCTACAACAATTAATATTAATAGTGTCTTAGCATTAGTTGAAACAGATTCTGAAGTTGCAGATGCATATCAGCAAAGTACATCAAATATTATTAGACCTTCCTCACCTGACAAACAAATCTTAACAGGCTAGTATTTACAATAGATAAATACTTGTATGAGACCAGTAGCAAGAATTGGAATAGATATGGCAATTGGACCTATATTAGGCCCAGGCTCAGTACTTCCGTTTGGTCCTGTACTAGTAAACGGTTTACCAGCCGCATTACTAGGAGATTCAATAGCACCTCATCCACCGGCCCCAGACGTTCCAACCTGTGCGGTAAGTAGAATTGTAACAGGTGCATTTTCACCACCTATGGCTGTGCTTTTTAATGGTAGACCTGTAGCACGAATGGGAGACCTTACATCGTGTGGTCATCCTATTATGAGCGGTTCTTTTAATGTGTTTGCCGGATTGGCATAATATGGAACAACGAGATTATCAAGATAAAACAATACTGATAGATAACATTACAAATAGAGTAATGTATAATTTCAAAAATAAAGACACTAACGATTTAAGTTGGAGTGATAACATACTAGAAGCAACTAGTGGTCACAAAAACATTACAGTATGTTGTAGTGGTGGCTTAGACAGTGATATAATGCTTAGATTATTTCACAAACACAAAAAAGTTAAATGTTTGATAGGCAGATGGATGGACAACGGTATATGTTATAATGATTATGATATACAATATGCCGTACAAACTTGCGAAGAGTTAGACATACCATATCAATATATTGATATAAACTTTGCTAACTTTTTTGATAGCGGTGAGTTTATTAGTTATGGAACGGCTTATAAATGTACTAGTCCTCAATTATGTTTACATTTAAAATTATTTGATATAATAGGAGAGGATTTAGCAATAGGAGGAAACTTTTTTATACCAATAATGAGTCCACAAGGTAAATTTAGTGAAAAACCAATACTTATACCAAAAAACAATTCTATGGTGTATGATTTATTCTTTAGTGATAAAGGTTGTGATTTAGGAAACTTGCATTATTATAACACATCTTTAGCATTATGCACTTACAAAACAATTAAACAAACACATTTATATAATATAGATAAAACATTATTAAAGTACAGAGACTTGTATGAAAAAACTAGGGTTGACATTAATACACTAAATGATGAGATAGTAGACAAATCCATAAATACTACGAAATTAAATGATGCAGTTTACAATATATTAAAAAGTAATATATCTGGAAACTACCTACTAATGCAGATGTATTACTTACAAAGACAGCATTATTACTCTGCAGGAGGATTTGATGTAGTTCCTAAAAGCAACAAATATACCGGCTTCGAAGGAGTAAAACGTTACTATGTAGATAAATATAATGAACAACACGATGTTTTTGACAATAGATTTAGAAGACATCTTGAAAAGATAATATCTATTCCTGTACTTGAAATAGATATTATAAACGAATATAAACAACTCGGGGAAAAAGAATGGCGGAATTCATAGTTAAAATTGACCAGGCAGGCGATACTGCCAATACAGCAATCACGGGACTGGGTGGTACAGTCTCAAAAAGATATCGCGAACTGACAGAAGACAATAAATCTTTATTACTTGTCGATGTTCCAGCGGATCAAGTAGATAACATAGATGGATTAACTGGATTTCAATTTAAAGAAGGAACTTCAGCAAACTCATTTGTTAGTAGTGAAACAACAAGTCATTGGCAT